CGGATGAAATGGTGAAAGGGGTGCTAATCGGTTAAAGCAATGTGTTAAGCTTCAAACTATCGGTTAGGCGATTGTCAACTAATAGTTGTTTTGGTTCAGCGAATTGATTAAATGAGCAACAGAGAATTGCTAGCCAGGATAGAAGCTAAATTTATTGGAGTGTAGCCAAGTTGGTAAGGCAACAGATTTTGATTCTGTCATTCCCTGGTTCAAATCCAGGCACTCTAGCCATTTTGCTAAAGTTGTTGCTGTTTGGAGTCGATAGCGGTTGCAACTTTGGTAAACTCTCCTAGTGCTGAGACACTAGGAGCTACAGGAGCCGTCTTAGTCTTGGCTTCATCCATACCGGACTATGGGCCGCTCTAAAAAGTCCCGCCACAAGGCAATCCTGGGAGCCGTTAGGCGGGAAAGGTGGTTAGCTGAATCCACCTTACATATCAAAATCGGTATGAAAAGCCTCTGAACTTAAAATGTTTAGGGGCTTTTTGTATTTTATGCTGTTGACAACTCATTAAGAAATGCCTTATCATGCAACCGCCTTTCTTTTAGTTGTATCCAAGAGGTAAAGCGAATGAACTATCAAGAAGAAAATGAGTTATTGTTAGGGCAAGTTGCTTTACCAAATCTTTATGATTACTTCCATGCAATTCCTTCTGATGTAACAATAAGCATTTACTGCAATCAATGTTGTAAAAATTGTTTGCTGTATGTGAAAATAATTAAACCGATTGTTAATTTAGAAGAAGATTATGAAAACACCTTTTAATCAAAGTATTGCTAATATGATTTGCGAAATGATAGCTAGTAACAATTCGCTTATTACTATCTGCAATCTTGATTATATGCCTGATCTTGGCAGTATAACGGAATGGTTACATAATGAATCGCCGGAATGTGTTGCATTTGCTAAAGCTTATAGGTTTGCACAAGAAGTTAGAGCAGATTACCTTTTTGAAGAAGTAATTGAAATAGCCGATGATGCTAGTGAAGATGAAATAGAAGTTGAGAGAAGGGATGGAAGCAGTTATGTAAAAGAAAACAGAGAATTTGTAAATAGGTCTAAGCTGAGAGTTCAAACAAGACTTGATGTTATAGCTAAGATGAATGCTAAGAAGTATGGCAAAAAAGCTGAAGAAATTGTTTCTGACAAAGATAAACTGAAAGATTTGATTGCTGTTATGTCTAAAGGACCGGCTAAATAAAGATGGAAATTTGCCAGTTTGGACAAAAAGCTTATGACTTTATTGTTAATCCTATTGAATTAGATGCTAGGATTAACATTTTAGAAGGTTCTGTTAGAAGCGGTAAAACCATTGCAATGATCCTTAAAACCCTGATGTTAGTTGACTCAGGACCAAAAGGATTAGGTGTATTTACCGGCGTTTCTAAAGATACTATCTTTGATAACGTCTTGCGTGATTTGTTTGATACTATTGGACGTAACAACTATAATTACAATAGGGCTAATGGAGAGTTAAATCTATTTGGTGACGAATGGAAAGTAATTGGCGCAAAAGATGAAGGCTCTGAAAAGTTCTTAAGGGGTAAAACAATTGCAAAGGCTAATTGTGATGAATTGTCACTTATGCCTGAAAGGTTCTTTAAACAGCTTCTAAATCGAATGTCGGTTGCAGGAGCTAGGCTTTATGGAACAACTAACCCTGATAACCCTAATCATTATCTTTACAGAGAGTATATAACCGATGTAAATAAAACAACCGGCGTCAACCCTATGGTTAAGGTTGTTCATTTTGAATTAGATGATAATCCTAACCTTTCTGAAGAATATAAGATGTTTATTCGTGCTGCTTATAGTGGCGTTTTCTATCAGCGATTCATTCTCGGATTGTGGGTAATAGCTGAAGGTGCAATTTATAAAGACGCTTATAACGCTGCTTTATTGTTTGATGAATATGGTTCAGGTGGTGTTGCTGAATGCCCACAAGGTTTGTTTGGTCCTGGTGGACATATTGAAAGAATAATCGGAATTGACTATGGAACAACTAACCCTTGCGTGTTCTTAGACGTTTATGATGATGGTGATACACTTTGGCAAAGAAAAGAATATTATTGGGATAGTAAGAAAGAAGAACGGCAAAAAACAGATGAAGAATATGTTGATGATTTAATAGGGTTTATTGGCGAAAACACAAATGTTTCTGTTTTAGTTGACCCTTCAGCAGCTTCTTTTATAGCTGCTTTAAGGGCAAGAGGTATTATATCATGGGATGTAGACACAGCAGATAATGCTGTACTAGACGGAATAAGAATGTTTGGTTCTATGATGAAAAGAGGGAAATACAGGATTCATAGAAGTTGCACAAATACAATAAGGGAAGTAACAAGCTATTGTTGGAATGAGAAAAAATCTTTAGTTGGAATTGAAGAACCGATTAAAGCAAACGATCATACTTGTGACGCTGGAAGATATATAGTCAAAACTAAAATAAGTGAATGGAGATTGACACAATGAGCAAAAACAGAAAAGTGTTAAAACCTGCTGTTAAATCCAATGATGAACAAATGACAATGGATCAAAAAGCACTTGATGCTTTTCAAAACTTAGCAGCAAGGTTAGGTTTTGGCTCAAATAACTTGAATGAAGGTGTTGATTATCCGCTCACTAGGTTAACTAGAAATTATCAATTACTTACTTCGCTTTATCGTTCCCATTGGATTATCAGAAAGATTATTGATACTATCCCTGAAGATATGATGAAAAATTGGATTACTTTGACTTGTCAACTTGATCCTAAAGGTATTGACAGTTTTAACAAAGTAATTAGAAAAACCAGACTTAAAGAAAAGCTGTTAGAGGGTTTACAATGGGGTAGGCTTTACGGCGGTGCTGCTGCAATCATGCTTATTAAAGGACATGAAAATTATTTAGATCAACCGCTAAACCTGGATACTGTTTTACCGGATAGTTATAAAGGCTTGCTTGTGCTTGATAGGTGGTCCGGTATTGCTCCTAAAGGTGATTTGATAACCGATATAAATGACCCTGATTTCGGTTTACCTGCAACTTATCAAATTACTGTTGACGGTGGTCAAACTTTTGTTGTTCATTCTTCCAGGGTTATCAGGTTTACCGGTAGAAAATTACCTTATTGGGAAAAGGTTGCTGAAAACAATTGGAGTATTTCGGAAATTGAAGTTATTTTTGACGAATTGAAAAAAAGGGATAATACTAGCTGGAACATTGCAAGTTTGATCTTTCTTGCAAATATCAGAGTTTTAAAAATGGGTACAATGGGCAAAATGTTGGGTTTAGGTAACGCTCAACAGCAACAGCAGTTGTATAATACTCTTTCCGCTCAAAATAGCTTAATGTCTAATCAAGGTATGATGATACTTGATAAAGATGATGATTTTGATACTAAAACCTATAGCTTTAGCGGTATCAATGATATTTATGAAAGCTTTATGCTTGATCTTGCAGGAGCTTCAGAGATTCCAGTTACAAAGCTATTTGGGCGTGCTCCTTCTGGAATGAATGCTACCGGTGAAAGCGATTCACAGAATTATGACGGCAACATTGAAACTAAACAAGAAGCAACGCTTAGACCGGCGTTAGATAAGCTGTTTCCGGTTATAGCGGTTAGTTTGTGGGGATTTGTCCCTGATGATTTCGATTTTAAATTCAATCCTGTTAGAAGCATATCAACTGAAAAGCTTGCTGAAATATCTGCTAAATTAACTGATTCAGTTGATAAGGTTTTTAATTCTGGAATTATTGGAAGAAAAACTGCATTGAAGGAGTTAAGGCAAAACAGCGAAATAACCGGTTTGTTTAGCAACATAACTGATGAAGAAATAGAAGCTGCAACTGATGAAATTGAAATGAATATTGATATGCCGATGTTTGGTGAAGAACCTGAAGATAAAGAAGAAAAGCCGGTTTAGTTACCGGCTTCATCTTTCAGTATTCAATAACCTTTCCACAATCGGTTATAGGTTGTCCAGTATTCCAGTTGATTGCAACCCTTTTACCGCAATGTTCTTGTGGTTCAAAGATACAAACAACAGGATCAACGTTTTTGTAAGTTCCAACAACGGTAAAAACACATTCCCCGTAACCGCTAATGTTACCTTTCCAAGTATTATTGCAACCATACTTGTAACGCTGGAAATGTTCAGGTTGTTTGATTTGCTTTTTCATTTTAGTTACTCCTTTTAGTTTAGCCACATAATGCAACCTTCACCTTCATTCT